TCTACGATTCCAGTGGAAGTTGTAATCTGTCTTCTCGTCGAAGTCGTAAACTCACCTACGCCGGCAGTCAATCCTTCAGCATTATATTCTGATTCGGCTGCAGTAGTAAATGTTCCTGCTGTTCCAGAGTTAGTTGAGTTATCAACAAATCGCAACTTTCTAGAACCAGTTTTAAATCTTAGAACTCCATCATTTGGGATTCTAAAGAAACAATATGCGTTACCATTAGCGTCTGTTGTAAGAACAGCACCTTCCGTAGAAGCTGGTACTAATGCTTGTGCGGTAGATTCATACTCGGTCTGAGTAAGAGGTGTGATATAGTTTGAAACTGATGTTCCATCAAAGAAAGCATAAAGTCTGGTAGAGGCTTTCATGCCAACCAGCTTACATTTAATCTGACGCGAACGCATGAAAGGTTGAATGTTTGTATCTGTTACAAACTCACCCTTCTTTTCTGTTAGAGTTTCAAATCCCTGAGGAACGAATTGTGTAGCCGTACGATATTCTACAGCCCCAACAAGACTTCTGTCCTTCGTAACAATCTGAACGTCGTTGATTACTGTTCCAGAATTTGCTGGAACGCCAGTAAACGTTGTTTGCCATCCAGACCAAGCAGTTTGCCAAGGATTGGTTACGTTTTCCCAGTTATCAAGATTAGAGTTTACGTTGATGTTCAGGTCTGGTTTTAGAACCGTATCGCACCAGTAATCATTATCTGGTGTAAGAATGAGCGTTCCTGACCACTTGTAGTAAGTTCCTGCGCAGTTTCTTGTTGTCGTAGCATATGGCTGTTCAGCAAGAGTTCTATGCGTGTAAGGGAGCGTTACAAGATCACCTGGAGTGGTTCTTGTTACAGAACTGATCGTAGCAGAAGAACCGCTTGTTCCTCCAGTTACAGTTGCAGCTGCTGCAAAGTTACCTGTCGCATTTTCGATATACAGCTTATTATCAACTTTGAAACGCAGAGTCGCTGTAGAAGCGCCAGAAGTCACCGTTTCGCCTGCTGTAAACGAAATGGCAGAGTTAGAAATCGCAACAACCTGATCTCTAGAAACGCCAGCAGGTGTTACGTTAGTGCGCACAACATTCGTTGAAGCTGCGTTGTAGAACAACTCGATGTTGTGAGTTGTGAATGGTGGACGCGCTTCTTTCTTGGCTACGTCAATCGAGATCTTGTAGTCTGCATCGAACACATTACCAATGTTGTGTCCAGTAAATCCGTCAACGAGAATGCCGTTCTTGAATCTGTCGTTACCAAACTCATCTGGAATCAGAAGATCCTTAGAGTTCTTTTCTAGCAGAGTCAGCGAAGTGAGATACTCAAGACGATCAATACGATCACGAAGAACGCTGATGTCTTTCATAGTAAATCGTTCGTTCTTGATTCTTCTAATTGTATTAGAAAGATCAGGTCTTCCAACACGGATAGCTTCTTCTCTAGGCAGAGAAGGATATGCAGCCAACTCAATAGTCGCTAGAGCCATTGAATCATCAGTGAACTGAGGAGTCACTGGATTAAGAGAAGGAACACCTCTGCTGATATTCAAACGACCCGTCTTCGTAATGCTGACGACGTCGTTTCTCTTGAGATAATAATCCAGGTCAGTTGTAAAATCTTGAGCTGGAGGCGAGAAGTGCAATCCGCCGCTTGGTTGTGCAAACGATGTAGAAATTAGAGGATTGATAGAGATATTCGACAGAACGCTTACGCTATTAGCCGTATCTGAAACTCTTGGACGAATATCAACACAGTTTCTAAGATCGAACGACTTACCAGTTGTTGGCGAAGTAAAGATTGGAATCTCGTATGTATAGATCTTGGTTGTATCTGTATCAGCTGTAGCATCATTTACAGGATACGAATCAACAGAGAAATATCCTACGCCAGTTGAATAGCTGTGTGTGAAATGATCCAGCTTTACAAGAAGGCGATCTGTTGCGCCAATCGACAACGCGCTCGTAGACTTCTTAACTAGTCTTGCGTGATCGTAGTAGTTGTCACGCATGCCAGTATCTAGTGTGAAGTGCGATGTTACGTCAGTTCCTTCTGTTGTTGAAGCAAAGTTAGAACCAGACTTCTTGCGAACGGAAACGAGCTTGAAACCGTCAGACAGACCTAATGGCCACGGACCTGTTGTGTTACCAGCATAAGAACCTACGCCAAGAGTAGTCGTATTTCCTGTGCGAATCTGCACAAGTCTGTTTCTTACAACAGTTTTAGCTGCTTCTTGTCCGTCGATCTTGTTAAGAGTAACAACAGCTGTTGCAGCCAACGATGCGCCAAGCGTTTCGTTGATGTCAATCGTAGCTACAGTAGATGGAGTTCCAGAGATCGTGATTGTTCTTGTACCATCGCGACCAACGCCACCAAGATCAAGAACCTGTCCTGGCTTGAATCTCTTGAAGTACGAAACGCCAGTCTTTGAAGCTGTTGCAGTTCTATGAATCTTAAGAGAAGTTGCGCTTGTTACTTCGCTTACAACATAGTCTATATTGTTAGAAACGTGAATAATGTCGCCGGGATTGATCTGAGTATCAAACGCAGTTCCAGATCCTGTTACTGTGTTCGAACCACTTGTAACAGAAATGGTTCCTGTTAACGTAGACGAGTTGGCTGAAGCACGAGATACGATATAGAAATCTGTGCGTGTGGCTGCGTCGCTCAGAACACCTGTACCATCAAACGTTTCGCTGTTATCGCCAGTATTGATTGTTGCTACGCCGGATGTATTGAACGTAATATCAAACGACTTATAGAACGAGAAGTCGTTGTTGATATTTCCGCTGGTGTTACGCAAACGCTTGATTGAATTAGCTGGAAGCGCAAATACAGCGCGATCAAATGAAGCATCTTGCGTGTTTGCGTTTAGCCCATTTGATGCTACGATATCAGCTTTACTATTTGCGTATCCAGTTCCGCCGTTGTACGCAATACTCTGAACGTTAGCAAAGCTCTTGCCAGCGTTCATTGTAATATCGGTCAGATACATCTTGTATCTTGCGCTTGGAAGACCAGGAGTACCTGAGGAATATTCAAATCCGCGCACGCGCGCAGTTCCAATCGAGGTGCCTGGGAAACTTGTGAGAGAATAGTTTCCAATACCGCCGCTCGTAGATACTACTGCATTGGCTTGCGTATCCCTCAGCGTAACTGTACCCTGATAGTTGAGATCCCAATTTCCTACAACGTTATCTACTTCAATGTAGTTGCCGTAATCAATCAAAGCCTTTGCACTTTCGACTGAAGCATAGTTCAGTGCTTTGTCGATTGGTGTTCTTGTTGTTACGATATTTTCGACGTCGTAACCTTTGATATAACCCTTACCAGCATCAAGTTCAACAACCAGGAAGTCGGAATTTCCTGTCGGATATACACCCTGATTATCTGAAGTTCTTAGATGTTCTTTAACCTTTGTGTTAAAGCCGCGAACAACATAATTACCAGACTCGTCGTATGTTCTGGTAGCAAGATAATCTCTAATCGCAGAATACTGAGGAGACTTGATAATATTCTGTACAACACCACCCTTAATGTTGATCAGTTCTACGAATGTATTCGAAACAGTAGCAGAAAGATTTACTTTCTTAATATCAGCAACGAGTTTCAAACGAGCAGCGCCAGGCGCAGCATAATTGTATGCGCCTTGAGCTGGATCTAGAAGTGTAGAATCAGTTTGTTCTGTAACAATAGATTCTACAATATCAAAACCAACTCGTGTGTTAGCGACGCTTCCATAGCTAGAAACGATAATTGTTTGCTCAGGAACTCTAATGAAGTGATCTTTAGCGTAAACAATACCACTTCCGATAATTACAATAGAACCATATCCTGTTGCACCACCTTGTGCAGTTGTAATAGTATTAGCAGTAAGAGCTGTATTGCCTACGACAGAAATGACTGTGTTGTTGGCGTATCTAACCTTACCTGTTGTTGTATTACCGCTAAGATACTGTACATAGAGGGTATTAAAATATGGCGTGTTAGATTCGGAACCAGGTACAACCTTAATAACAGTAGCTTTAAGATTATCTGTAGAATCTTTAATTGTTTTGTTTAGGAAAGAATAAGCATTAATAGAAACGCCAGTAGAAGTTTTGTCTCTCAGCTTGACATAATCAACTCTATCGTTATAATCTATGTCTAGACCCGTAACAATAGAGCCTTCTTTGAAGATGTGCGAAGCAAAGCGATCAATCTGATTCTGCAGAATAGTCTGCATTTGCGTAAGTTCACGCGCTTGTACAGCCAACCCTGGACGAAAAAGAATTCTATGAAAATTCTTTGACTCCTGGAAATCGTCGTAATAAGGATCTACGTTAAAGTTCGTAGAGAGCGTTACGTTGTTAGCTTCTGAAGCCATGATACCTTCCAATTAAAAATTGATTACTAGCTTAACGTCTTCTGTTTGATCGACAGCTCTAGTGACAGGAGTTCTGTTTTCAGTATATATGATTAAACCAGAGAACGGTTTTAGAGCAGGAACAGTTACAGATTGCACATTAGCTGTTCTGGTTGAGGATGAGCCACGAACAATTTCGCCAGCAATAAACTTAGAACCTACTCCGTTGGTTGTTAGGCGAACAACCTTTAGCACACCAGACGTTCTTGCTGCATTTGTGTTTGCAAAATATACTAATCTTGCTTTTGCGCCACTTACATCACCAGTAATTATTTCGTCAGCATAAAAGTCGCCGGATACTTCCGCAACAGTAATTCTTGTTGACTGATCAACCACTGAAGCAGTTGCAGCAGAACCATTAGCAAGCAAAGGATCTCTAACAACGCCAATTAAACGGAAATCATTATTAGTTGGGAACGTATTAGATTCCGATCCAGTAATACGAACGTTCATCATGACACGATCACCATACAGTTCGTCAACTGCGTCAGAACCGTGACCATTTCTAGGAGAAATGATAGGCGTTGCAACAGCACCATAACCATGCGATGAGTTTGCTGTGATTGTTACATTCGCAGTTGAATATGAACGACCCTGACTTACAATCGTGATTTTTCTTACTTGTCCACCAGCAGTATTTGATACATACGCAGTCGCGCGCGATGTTGTTGTTTTTCCGCTGTCACCTCGAATAGTTACTAGCGGAGAAACGATATATCTGCTACCAGTTGTTGGTAGTGTTGTGAATGCGCCGTTAACTACAGCAAGATTGTTTGCGCCATAATATTTTACGATCTTACGAAGTTGTCCAACACCAGTTCCCGAAGAAATGAATATTCCAGATCCGTTGTAGATGTCGTCTACACCGCTCGAACTTGGCTTAAGATTAACTCGCAATCCATTAGCATTAACAGAAGCAAATGTGTTCGATACGCTAAGATATCCGCTTCCATTAGCCACAATACGGATGTGATGAATAGCTCCGTTTGCAGCAGAAGTCTGCACGTCCCACTGATCTGTGCTATCGTCTGAAGTCAGCGTTTGAACTGGAATATAATCGTTCGTTAGAAACTTTAATGCGCGCCCAGCAGTAACAGTAAACATATACTTCCAGCGATATCCATCAGCTGTAGAAATAATGTCGTTAGTTACGATGCCGCTTGGTTGAACAGTTGAAGCTGCTCCGCGATTATTATCGATACATTTATAAACATGATTGTCTGTCGTGTACACATAAAATTGTTGATTTTCTAAAATTGCATTCGTATCTGTGTAGGCAACATATACTGTGTTGTTCGTCCAGTTGTAACGAGCAATAACATGAGAAACGTCAGACGGTTGAATTCTTTTAGCGGACATCATGTTGCGCCAAATATCATAATAAACTTCCTGATAATTATCAGTAGGATTTGGCGGATTAGATTCGCTGAAACTCTTACGGATGTATGCGTTTGCTGCGGTTGTAACGGTTGTTGATGGGCGTACAGCAGAAACGAACGTTTGCGCACCTGTAATAGAATGCACTCTAAGATTGTATGAAGTCCCTGTTACTCGTACGATATCACCAGCAGCAAGTTCTGCATTAAACACTGTTCCTGTTCCAACAACAGTATTCGACGAGCTAGACAGCTTGACTTGACCTGTAATTGGAACTGCATTAGCATACGGATAGTTTTTGCCAATAAAATAATAATAGCGAGAAGGCGAAGCTTCCGAGAAAGATTCGTAAAACTGAATCGCGTTGTGAATTCTGAAGTGACGAGTAACGAGTGTGGTCATTATGCTGTCGCTGTATAAGTTACATTTAAGGTGTCGCCGCTGGTAACAGCTTTGTCACCACCAGTAAACAATCCGGCTGAATACAGCACACCAGTTGTGCCAGCTTTTGTAGAATTGTTTGCGATGAACGCCCCCTTCACTGTGCCATTAACATTAATCGAAAATATAACTGCGTTTGAAGTAGCTTTAGATCCTGAAGACGCTGCTGCAAATGTTAGCTGACGACGAGTAGATTGTGAGTATCCAGGAGCACGAGCATTATTAGCGCCCGATTCTAACCAACCGGAATGGGAAGACATAGTGTCTGCGGTCGCAACATTAGAATATCCGTTGGCTGCAATTAATCCCATATACCAAGTAACAGTTCCAACACCAACAGCAGAACCACCAAGATATGCGTTCAACAGAGCATTTTTGCCCGCTGTAGTGACAAGATTGTTGAAGCCATCTTCCCACTTAACATCGCCATTCGAACCTCTGCAAGTCACTGTAAAGTAACCGTGCATGTCTACAGCTTCATTCTGCCCGCCACCGCGAGTAACTGTAACGCTTGTAGAATCACCTGGATTTATTCTTTCAATAGACATTCAGAAGCTCCTGAATAATAGTTCTCAATATTTATATCAAGTAATTGTAGCGTCAACGGAATCTTCGAGTTTTAACGTTCCAACTCCACCAATATCACTAATTAAGGTTGATGCATAAACTGATATTAACGTACTTGCATATGGCTCGATGATATCAGAGCCTGACAACTCTGTTATAGCAGCTGAAGAACTTAGAGCCGGCGTTAGCGTTTCAGCTAGAGATAGAGATTCTGATACAGCTAATGTGACGAACGACGATTGCGCAAACACAACTTGCGAAACAGTATTGGCTGATACTATAATCTGATAGTCGCCAAACAGTTTCGTTCCCGAAGGGTGTGCAAGTTTCTTTACAACTTCTCTATATCTATCTAACAGTTCTGATACACGAACAACATACGAAAACTCCTGATAATAATAGTTATCTTGGAGTTTGTTATTCCAGCTCAAGAATCCTTTAGTGTCGATATATTTCCCAGGATAGTTCGTAACACCTGAAACTACTCCATATCCAGCGCCATCATATGTTCTGTTTCTTACTGTATAGCCAGTTGTAGACGCGCCGTTGGCTCTTAAAGCAGCATAGCTCTGCGCAATCTCATCATTATTTTTAGTTGTATTGATGATATTGGCTTCTTGATATTTGTTGAAGTTTGCGCCCGTATCAGTAATTCTAACGCTTACTATCGAACCGGTTGCTGTGTTTGCGACGGCAACAGCATTTAAACCTAAGTATCCGCCATATCCGTCATCTACTACGAACTTAGAAATTTCATCGTCG